ATTATTCTTTTTTGTGACACGGGATTGGAGTTTGAGGGAATGTACCGCCACATAGATAAGTTGGAGAAATATATAGGAATCCCTATCACTCGTTTGAAATCGGAACAGCCATTTGAGTATTTGTTTTTTGAACATATGCCAAAAAGAAAAAAACCAGAACTCGTTGGTCGTAAAGGATACAGTTGGAGTGGTCCCCGTAACAGATGGTGTACAGCAATGCTTAAGACAAGAATCATTGACCGCTATGTTCGAGAGCTTTCAAAGACTTATACTCTTAAGCAATACATAGGCATTGCTGCTGACGAACCACAGCGTGTCCGTGGATTTAATTATCCTCTTATCGATTGGGGTATGACCGAAGCAGACTGCCTTGAATACTGTAAAAAGCGAGGTTTTGATTGGGACGGACTTTATGACATTTTTCATCGTGTTTCGTGTTGGTGTTGTCCGCTTCAGTCATTTGATGAACTTCGGAAACTTCGCAGACATTTCCCTGAACTTTGGGAGCGACTTCGATATATGGATAAAAACACATGGAGGAATTTTCTGAAAAACTATTCTGTGGAACAGCTCGAAGCAAGATTTGCTTTTGAGGATGAATTAACAGAGCAAGGCTTACCTATAAAAGGGAAAGCCTTTTTTGATGCCTTGAAGGAAAGGCTGAAAGGAGTTGAATAGTTATGGGAATATTTACAGGACTTTTCCGTTCAAGGGATAAGCCCAAGAACAGCACAGTCGGTCAAGGGTACAGTTTTTTCTTTGGAAACACCACTTCCGGCAAGGCAGTAACAGAGCGTTCCGCTATGCAAATGACAGCGGTTTACTCATGTGTGAGAATTCTTGCCGAAGCCATCGCCGGACTTCCTCTTCACCTTTACCGATACAACGATAAGGGTGGCAAAGAAAAAGCCATCGACCATTCGCTTTATCGTGTACTTCACGATGAACCCAACCCGGAAATGTCATCCTTTGTTTTTAGGGAAACGCTGATGACGCACCTGCTCCTTTGGGGTAATGCCTACGCACAAATTGTGCGAAACGGCAAGGGCGAGGTTCTCGGCTTGTATCCTCTCATGCCGAACAAGATGAGAGTTGACCGAGAAGCAGACGGTAAGCTGTGGTACACATATACCCGTTCCAATGACGAAACGCAGACGATAAAAGGCTCGACTGTTAAGATGCGACCTTCCGATGTGCTTCACATCCCCGGACTTGGTTTTGATGGTCTTGTCGGCTACTCTCCGATTGCTATGGCAAAGAATGCTATCGGCATGGGGATTGCTTGCGAGGAATATGGAGCGAGGTTCTTTGCTAATGGTGCAGCACCAAGCGGTGTGCTTGAACACCCCGGCACAATCAAAGACCCACAAAAGGTTCGTGAAAGTTGGAATGCAACATTCAAAGGAAGCTCCAACGCTCACAAAATCGCTGTGCTTGAGGAAGGAATGAAATATACGCAGATTGGTATTTCCCCGGAACAAGCACAGTTCTTGGAAACAAGAAAATTTCAAATCAATGAAATTGCTCGAATTTTCAGAGTTCCACCTCACATGGTTGGCGACCTTGAGAAGTCGAGCTTTTCAAATATAGAGCAACAATCACTTGAGTTTGTAAAGTACACCCTTGACCCTTGGGTTATCCGTTGGGAGCAATCTTTGATGCGACTGCTTCTTTCGGAGGATGAGAAACAGGAGTATTTCATCAAGTTTAATCTTGAGGGATTACTTCGTGGTGACTATCAAAGCCGAATGAATGGTTATTCCATCGCAAGGCAGAATGGTTGGATGAGTGCAAACGACATACGAGAGCTTGAAAACCTCGACCGCATTCCTGCTGAACTTGGTGGTGACCTTTACCTCATTAATGGCTCGATGTTACCCCTTGCAAACGCAGGTGCTTTTGCTGAAACAGAAACTGATGTAAAGGAGGAAAACAATGAAACCGAAGAAGTTCTGGAATTGGACGAAGAACGAGGAGACACAGACGAGAATCCTGCACCTGAACGGAACAATCGCAGAGGAAAGTTGGTTCGATGATGACATTACCCCACAGTTGTTTTCGGATGAACTGACAGCCGGAAGCGGTGACGTTACGGTGTGGATTAACTCGCCCGGTGGAGACTGCGTTGCTGCAGCACAGATTTACAATATGCTCAAGGATTACAAGGGCAATGTAACTGTTAAAATTGATGGCATTGCCGCGTCCGCTGCTTCTGTAATTGCAATGGCAGGTTCTACAGTTCTTATGTCCCCGGTATCAATGCTTATGATTCATAACCCTATGACAGTTGCAATGGGCAATGTTGACGAAATGCAGAAAGCTATTGAAATGCTTGACAGCGTCAAGGACTCTATCATCAATGCCTACGAACTGAAAACGGGAATGTCGAGAGCAAAAATCTCCCACCTTATGGATGCTGAAACTTGGATGGACGCATACAAGGCTGTGGAGCTTGGCTTTGCGGACGACATCCTTTTCCGTAATGCTGACGAGAAAAAGGAAGCTGAAGAGGACGAGGATGAGAACACAGATGTAAAGGTCGAACCCGAAGAGGATGAAGACGAGGATAAAAAGACACCTCCTTCCGAGTCCGAGGAAGAGACCGAAGAAGACGAGGATGAAAAGAAAGAGAATCCTTTCAAAAAGGACACCCACAATTCCTTCCTTTTCTCTCGCAGAGATGCAAACGCTGATTTTGTAAATAAGCTGACACAGCATTGCAAAAACAGCCATACAAAAACCACAGGTCGCTCCGTTGATTCGCTCATGGAACGACTTAATTTAATCAAAAAACACATTTAACAAGGAGGATTTTTCTATGACTATTAATGAACTTCGTGCAAAGAGAAGCAAAGCTTGGGAAGCTGCAAAGGCTTTCCTTGAAACCCACACGGGCAACAACGGCATCCTTTCTGCTGAAGATGATGCCACCTACTCCAAGATGGAAAAGGAAATCGAGGATTACGGCAGAGAGATTCAGAGACTCGAAAGACAGCAGGCTATTGATGCCGAGCTTGCAAGACCCACAAGCACACCTATCGTGAACGCACCTACAGGCGGTTCGGTTGAAAAGACAGGTCGTGCCTCCGATGAGTACAAGAACGCAATTCTTGATGCTCTCCGTTCCAACTTCCGTAAGGTGAGCAATGTGCTTTCCGAGGGCGTGGATGCCAATGGTGGCTACCTCGTTCCCGAAGAGTACGACAAGAGACTCATCGATGTACTCACCGAAGAGAATGTTATGCGTAGACTCGGTACAAGCATTACTACAAGCGGTGAGCACAAAATCAATATTGCAGGTACAAAGCCGGCGGCTGCTTGGATTGAGGAAGGTGGAAACCTTAATTTCGGTGATGCTACCTTTGACCAAATTATCCTTGATGCCCATAAGCTCCATGTAGCTATCAAGGTAACCGAGGAACTTCTGTATGACAATGCTTTCAATCTTGAAAGTTACATCATCGACCAATTCGGTAAAGCTCTCGCAAATGCCGAAGAGGATGCGTTCCTTAACGGCTCCGGCACGGGTCAGCCTCTCGGTATTCTTTCTTCCAATGGCGGTGCAGAAATCGGTATCACCGCTGCATCCGGCACAAAGATTACTTCTGATGAAGTTATTGACCTTGTATATTCGCTCAAGCGCCCTTACAGAAAGAATGCAAAGTTCCTCACCAATGACCAGACCCTTGCGGCACTCCGTAAACTCAAGGATACTACGGGTCAGTATTTGTGGCAGCCTTCCTATCAGGCTGGCGAACCCGATAGACTGCTTGGATATCCTGTTGAGACCTCGCCTTACTTCCCGGTAATTACTACGGGTGGTCCCGCACTTGCGTTCGGTGACTTCAGCTATTACAACATCGGCGACCGTGGGACTCGTTCCTTTGCGGAACTCAAGGAGCTGTTCGCAGGCAATGGTATGGTCGGCTTTGTCGCAAAAGAACGTGTTGATGGTAAGCTCGTGCTTCCTGAAGCAGTAAAACTGCTTGTTATGGGTGGCAACGCCTAATTAACGAAAGCGAGGGTTGATTATGAATAATCTGCTTACAAGACTTAAGGCAAACCTTATTATTGACCACACCGAGGACGATGCTTTCCTTAAGAAACTTCTGTCCGTGGCTGTGGCATATGCAGAAAGCTATCAGCACCTTCCAACGGGAACATATCAATCCTCAAATATGTCGGAAACCACCTACCAAGCTGTCATTATGCTTGCATCGCATCTGTATGAAAGCCGTGATGGTTCAACGGGTGGTTTCTTTGCAGACAATGTTCAAGCGAGTCAGCAGGTGTGGACGGTTGTCAACAACCTGCTCCGCTTGGACAGAGATTGGAAGGTGTGAGTTATGAGCTTTGGCAAAATGAATACCCGTATCACTTTTTATGATAAACTCACCGAAACCGATGACGAAGGTTTCAACAACGAAATCGAAGTATGGCTTAAGGAGATAAGAGCATATCGTGAAGGTCGGCACGGCACAGAAAAATGGGCAAATCGTGCCACCTTCACCGATGCCACAGACCTATTCCGTTTCCGTAAGCCTCCCGGTTTCACGCCTACAACTAATATGTTTATCGAATGCAACGGTGACAGATTTGAAATCACTTCTGTTGAGGATGTAAAGGGTCGAAGTATGTATATTGAGATTCTTGCAAGAGAGGTGAAGCCGAGTGGCTAAATGTACAGTCAAACTCCCGGAAGAGCTCCTTGCAAAACTCTCAAAGCTCGGCTCGGAAAGTGATGCTGTTGCAGAGCGTGTCCTCAAAGCCGGAAGTGATGTAGTCCTTGCAAAGGTAAAAAGCAACCTTTCTGCGGTTATAGGTAGCGGTGTCAAGTTCGACAAGCGTTCCACGGGAGAGCTTGAACGCTCTCTCGGTGTAACCCCGGTAAAGGTTGATAAGGAAGGCAACCACAATGTGAAGATTGGCTTTTCTGAACCCCGTTCCGATGGTGAGAGCAATGCAAAAATTGCGACAATTATCGAATATGGCAAATCGGGACAGCCAC